GGAACCCGGTCGAGGTGAGGAACTCCTGGGCGCGCTTGAACGAGTCGCTCTTGCCCTCGTAGGCGCGGGAGAGCGCCGCGGCGGTGCCGTAGGTGCTCTCCTTGCCGACGAGCAGGGCGTTGTCGAGGATGGAACTCATGATGCGGTGTCCTCCTGGGAGGGTGTGGTCGTGGTGACGGTGCCGGCGGAGAGCCGTTCGATCAGGGCGTCGCGGGTGCCGGAGGTGTCCAGGCCGCGGGCGGCGGCGAGCTCGACGAGCTCGGGCTTGCGGAGGCGGTCGAGCTCGAGCTCGGTGCCGGTGTCGGTCTCGGCGTCGGCCGGGGTCCAGTCAGGATGGGCGTCGAGCTTGGCGGCCTCGAGCTCGTCGAGCTCGACGACGTCGCCGGTCGTGACCTCGAGCGTCCTGGTGGGGAGCACGACGGCGACCTCTTGGACGCCGCCGGTGTAGCGGTACTGCATGAGGTGACCTCCTGGGGTCAGATACGGGCGCGGACGCCGATGCCGGTCGTGACGACCGCTGCGTAGCCCTCGGTGTCGGGGCCCTCTCGGAGCCGCGGGTTGGCGACCTCGGCGACGAGCGTGTCGGCGAGGCCGAGCGTCGGGTGCTCCCGGAGCACGGCCTCGATGACGGCGAGGAGCTCGAAAGCGCGTTCGGTGGCGGCGCGCTGCGACTGGCCTGGGTGGATCACCTGAACGATGAGCTCGAGCCGGTAGCTCTCGTCGCGCTTGCGGGTGCCGAACGCGGCCCAGGTCTGCTCGCTGTCGGTGGTGCCGCCGACTTGGACGATCTCGCGGGGGATCTCGCGGGGCCAGCCGTAGCTCACGGTCGGGCGGGGTGCGGGCCAGGAGGCGGCCTCGAGGAGCTCGACGAGGGCGGCCTTGACGGTCGGGACCGAGCTCGAGCTCATCAGGCGATCCCGGGCGTGACGCGCCGGAGCCCTCGGAGCACGACGTCGACGTCGGGTATCCCGGTGAGTGAGCCGTTGCGGCCGGCGACGGCGAGCGCGTAGGTGCCGCCGATGTCGCTGGTGAACGTGGTCATGCGGTCGGAGAGGCCGCGGTTGTCGCGGTGGAGCACGTCGCGGGCCCGCGTGTAGAACGCCTCGAGGGCCTCGCCGGTCGGCCGCTCGAGGCCGTGCGTGTAGACGATGCGCAGGAGGCCGGTCGCGGCGTAGCCGGCGAACGTGACGAGCCCTGTCTCGGGGTTGAGCTCGGTGTCGATCGCGACGCCGTCGAGGGTCGCCGAGCGGATCGTGCGGGCCTCGAGGTGCGGGAGCACCAGGGCGGGCGCCTCGTCGACGAGGGCCTCGACGAGACCGACTCGGGGGACCAGGGCGTAGCCGATGACGCGCTCAAACTCGTCCTCGACGGCGCGCCGGGCCTGGATCAGTCGCTCGTCGGGGTAGGTGGCCGGATCGGCGAGCGCGGGGTCCGACGCCCGGATCGCCTGGGGCCCGGCGTAGTGGCGGCCGGCGACCTCGACGAGTGTCGTCGATGTCGTGGTGCCGTCGGTCCAGGTGGCGGTCAGGAGGTCGGGCTCGGCCACGGCCTCGAGCTCGACGGTGCGCACGGTCGGCGCGGTCGTCGGGGTCGCGGTGGCGGTGCCGGGCGCCTCGATCTCGTCGCCGGCGAGGTCGACGACGCCGACCGTCACCGCGACGGTCGGCGTGATCGGGTCGCCCTCCTGGTCGTAGAGCTGGCCGGCGATGGTCGCCGGCGTGCCGGTGCGGATCCGGACGTCGGCGACCGGGAGCATCAGGAGCTCGAGGGCTTGCGCTTGCGGGCGGGGGCCTTGCGCGGTGCCGGCGTCGGAGCGTCGGCGGTCTCGTCGCCGGCCGGTGCGTCGGCGGTCTCGAGCACGGGCTCGGGCTCGGGCTCGGCCTGGGCCTGGGCGACGACGCCGTCGGCGGGCTCGGAGCTCGGCTCGGCGAACCCTCCGGAGATCAGTGAGGCGGCGTCGGCGTCGTCGACGTCGAGCACGGAGCACGACGGGTAGCCGAGCATCGCGATGCGGGTGCGGATCTTCATGGCGGGGTGTCCTCTCGTGGGGTGTCGGTGGAGCTCGGAGGCGGACCCTGAGGGCCCTGGGATCAACGAGCGATCCCAGGGCCCGGGGCCCAGGGCGGAGCCTGCCCTGGGATCAGGTGGTGTAGGTCAGCACCCGGGCGGCCGCCGCGTCGACGATCCGCGAGTCGGCCCGGACGATGAACCGGAACGTGTCGAGATCGCTCGAGAACGCGAAGTCGGCCGACCGCTCGACGCGCACGCCGCCGGCGATGCGCACGGCGAGGCCCTTGTTCCAGTCGCCGAACGCGAGGCCCTTGTGGCCGTTGGTCGTGGTGGCGACCATCGCCGGGTCGGTGAACACGGGGTAGCCCGCGAGGGTGTCCGGAACGCCGGCCTGCATCGAGGGCTGCCAGAGGTACTGGCCGGTGCCGGCGCCGCCGGAGCCGTCGCGCAGCTTGCGCAGCGTGAGGGTCACGGAGTCGTTGCAGATGAACGACGCGTTCGCCCGGTAGGGGCGCGTGATCCCGTGGACCAGGGCCAGGACGTCGTTGTAGACGAACCCGGCCGCGACCGAGCCGGAGGCCGAGGCGACCGACGCGAACCCGGCCGAGCCGGCGATGCCGGTCGGCTGCGAGGAGCCGGTGCCGACGACGAACGCCGCGCCGGTGCCGTTGCCGAGGGCCTCGCCGCCGCGGCGGCCGAGGAACCCGATCAGGTCGATCGCGGTGTCCGACAGGAGCTCGGAGGAGACCTGGGTCAAGAACGCGTACTTGTACGCGCCGATCGTGGTCTGTCCGAACGCCGGATCCGATGCGCCGATGGTGCCGGCCTCGGCGACGAGCGCCGCGGTCGGGTAGGAGCCCGACGCTGCGGTCGGGATCTGCATCGGCTCGCCGGAGGTGGTCTCGAGGAGCATCGCGTTGGCGGCGAGCACGGTGCTCGTCTCCTTCATCGCCTCCATGAGCACGTCGTAGAACGACGTCGGGATCGTGTTGGCGCCGGCGCCGGCGGAGAGGCCGGAGAGCACGCGCTGCTCGTGCGGGGTCGGCAGGAACTCGGCGGAGCGGGTCTCGCCGGAGGCGAGGGCGCGCAGGGCGACGAGGTCGGCGTTGACGCCCTCGGGTGCGCCGGCGGGGGCCGGTGCGCCGTACTGCTCGAGCATCGAGTCGATGCCGGCCTGGCGGGTCTCGAGGTCGACGATCGAGCGGATGCGCTCGTCCATCGCGTCGAGGTCGGCGTTGCCGCGCTTCCACGCCTCGTCCTCCTCGGCGGTCCACTCGCGGCCCTCGGCGGCGATGCGGTCGGAGACCTCGCGCATCGCGGACCATGCCTTCTGGCGCGCCTCGATCAGACGCTTGAGCTCGGGATTCATGACTGGTTGACCTCCTGGTCAGGGGTGGCGGCCGGCGGAGTTGCCGGCGGGGCCGTCGTGCTGGTGCTGGTGCTGGGCTGCGGTGCGCGCGGGCCTAGCGGGATGACGGGATGCGGCGCCTTCGCCGCTGCGTCGGCTCGACCTGGGTGGCGCCCGGGGTCTCGACGACGGGGGGCTCGACGATCTCGGCCGGCGTGACGCCGGGGAGGTCGCGGAGGATGAGCTCGGTCAGCGTGCCGGAGCGTGCTGCCGAGGTGACCTGGTCGACCGGGAGGTCGACGAACTGAGCGAACGATCGGAGCGCGACGGCGGCGCCGTCGCCGGCGGTGTCGAGGTAGGCGGGCGACGCGACCGGGCCGATCTCGTAGAGCTCGACGGCGAGGAGCCGGCGGAGCGGGAACCCTTGGTCGGTCGTCGACCAGGCGTCATCGCGGGTCGTGAACGTGAACGAGGAGCCCTTGAGCTTGCCGGTCCGGACCTTGGCGGCGGCGCGCACGGCGTCGGGGTCGTCGAGGTCGAGGAGCATGCCGTAGCGGAGGCCGGTGCCGTCGACCTCGAGCTCGAGGGTCTCCGAGTCGGTCGTCGCGAGGAGTTGCGAGACGTCGTGGTTCACCGCGCCGAGCACGTTGCGGCCGGTCGACAGGGTCGTGGTGAACGCCGCGGGGTCGATCTCCTCGACGAACCCTCCGAGGTTCTGTGACAGCCGGTTGAACACGGCGCCGTAGCCGACGAGCTCGGGGCCGGGCTTGCCGGCGCGCTCCTCGATCGCGAGGGCGCCGGTGTTGAATCGGAGCTCGGTCATGCTGGGCCTCCT